CAATGTAACTTGTCTTAATGCACCATTTGAAGGAAAAACTTCACAATTTGCTATGGCAGATATAGATTGATCTGCATCAGTAAACAATAAGATACCGTTAGAATAACCCGTGCCTTTAAAACCAATGCTTAAACTTGTAATTCTACCACCACCATTAGAAATATTCAGATAACCATTTGAATATCCTGAACCTGAATTTGCGATCCAAATATCAGATAGGTTTGATGAAGTTATAAGTACCGTATTTGAAATGATACTATTGACTTTTCTGATTTCACCATTAACTGCGATTCTTGATTCTGGAGTTAGAATATTATTTTGATTTGCAATATTAAATTTGGTAGAAAGTCCAGTAACAACTACACTTCCGTTTGAAACATTAACTCTACCTGAAAGTGTAACTTCTTTTGAAGGTTGTACATCAATAGTGGAACTGAAAGAATTTGATTTCTGATATTCCGCATAATTAACAAATCCTACCGGATGTAGTAAGTCTTTAAGTATTTTTTTATACTTGTAAAATTCAATTTTAGACGAAATTACATATGAGTAATCAACATAATATTCACGACCAGCAATTTTTCGTTCTGGTGTTGACAATAAAGAATCAGAAGTTGTCCAGCGACCATCAGAAGAAAGATAAGATTGTTCAATCTGAGGAGCAAGAATTGCATCACTACCTGTAGCACTAATTGCAGTTGCAATAGGAATAAATTGATACCCACTTCCAGGTACCAGAACTTTAATTTTAAGAATCGCACCGGGAACAAATGTAGCAGAACCTTGTAGCTGTTCGTTATCGGACGCAATAGAATCAATTTGTATATCTGCATTAGAACCACCAGCAGATGATACTGTTATTCTTGGAAAATTATTCTGTACATATCCAAAACCACCTTTTGGATAATAATTAAATACACCAATTTTTTTATTTGTTGATGAATAAGTCCAAGGCTGTGTTACAGACATTGTTATTGGATCAGTAATTGTAGCAATTACTCTAGACTGGTTATTAATATCAATTGTGTCACCAACTTTTAATTCTGTAGTAAATTTTGTGTCAGTTCCCGATACAACAACACCACTTGTGGATATTTCTGCTGTACCAGAAACACGTGTATTTGCAACTTCAATTTTTTGAATATATCCATTAGCTGCAACTCTAGTTACAACGGCAGCTGCAGATTGCCCAAATGTCATTGGTGGATTTGCACCAAAAACAATCTCATCACCAACTTCATACCCCAATCCACCATCATTAATTTTAAAACGAGCAATCGTACCTAAACTTTTTACTGTTCTAACCGCACTAGGATTACCATATGATGCACCAAATGCATCCAAAATGGGTGTCGATTCTGATGTATCAGCAACCAACACCTTAACATTCGTGATAGGTCCAACTTGTAATACATCATATGAAAGTGAATCAATAATTCGTGTAGTTACGTTTTCACCTGTAGGAATATTTGCATTTGGGAAACCATAATCCGCAGCATCAATTCGTGTGTTTGCAGCATGTATACTTCCATTGAATGATGCAATCGTGTCTGTTGAAACTATAAATGTGTTGGCAGCATTAACTCCAGTCTGGTCAATACCATCAACGACAAAAGTAAAAACTGAATTACCGTTTCCTGAAACTAAAATACTTGAAGCATTTGTAAATGTGGCGCCACCATGAAAAACTAAAACACGATTAATTGCACCAGAAAATACACTTTCAACAGTAGCAACAGCATTTGATGTTGCGTTACCACCATTAATAGAAACTGGATCGCCTACTTTATAGTTGAATCCAGGATCAATAATATTAACTTGTTTAACTATAGAAAATGTTGATGCACGAACGTCCAATAAAATACCATCAGCATCAATAATAGGAATGGTTACAAATTCACCGTTTAAGAAATCACCTTCTAATGAACCTGGATTGATTAACAACTCAATAGGTAATCCAAGATTCAAAACGTCAGAAATAATTCGGCGATTTGATAGTTCAATAATTGCAGAAGCGCCCGAAGTTAAACCGGTAACTTTTCTATTCTCAAATAATTTTTCATTAAAGTTATCATAAACAACTTTAATAACCGAACCATTCGCAGGCGCAGTGTTAAAGATTATTTTACGATATTCCTTTTTTACAAAAAAAGATCCTATTTGTTCAACATCATTAATATAAACCGTGATTTCACTAGCTGATACAACCTGCGCTAAAATAAATTCTTTAGTTGAACCATCACCAATATATTGTGTATAAACATCCGTATTAATACGAAGTTTATTGTCAACTACCCATTTACTGTTGGATACTTTTAGAACATTATTACGAGGTAAAATAACATCAATATCTTGTCCAAATACCAAACGGAAAAGAAGTTTAAAAGAACTTTCGCTACCTTTTATTTTATAAAGAGGTAATAAATGTTTAAAAAGAAGAGCTTTATCGGATTGAACATCTAAAGGTATGAGTGAACCGTATGTGTTATAAAAACTTTGTTCAAACTCTTCAATTGAATCATCAACATCAGAAATATTTTTTAGTTTTTTAGCCTGTGTAACTAAATCATTGTTTTGTGTTCCCTGCTTAGTTTCCAAAAATTCATAGTAAGCCTCAAGAAAAGCTATAAATGTAGGATGTTCATCCCTAACATATTCGGGAACTTGCTGATTAACAAGTAGTGATGTTTTTAAATCTGTGGTCATTATACAGTTTCTAAAATTGTACTAATAGAAGTTGCATCATCTTGGTCTAATGTAATGATAATATTTTTATAAGTTCCAATAATACCTTTATCCGATTCAATGGTCAATCTCATATCTCCATCAATTGAACTTACTGAATTGATTAAAATGTTCTTAATATAAATTATACCAGCATCATAATCTATTGTACCAGCTGCATCATTTATGATCTGTCTTTCCGCATTCTGATCAAAATATACGACTCTTACTGTACCAATTCTTGCATCAACCGAAGCAATAGCCTGAGCTCCATATCCACCACCACCACTAATTTGTACGGTAGCTTTAGTATATTCAATACCTGGTTTTGTTATGATAATTTCTTTAATTTTACCATTAACAATTGTTGCGATTGCTTCCGCATCATAACCATCACCTAGAATAGTAATAGTGGGATTTGAAGTGTACCCAACACCACCATTTAAAACGGCAATAGAAGAAACACCAGTATATGATTGTGGTGTTTCTTCAAAAATAACTTCTCTCTCAATACCTTGAGAATCATACACCTTAAATTGAGTAGAGGTCATCTTATTTGTAATTGTACCTCTATGTAGAGGAACACCAAAAACAATATTATAAGATTTATTTGCATTTAAAACTGGTTTAAATCTTTTTTGCAATTTAATAACGGTTTGAGATCCAATAATTGAATTTGTATCAGTATTATCAATCGCATCCTGTAATCTAGATAGAATAAATTTTGAATCAAACCTATCTAAATTTTGTGTTTTGTAATTTAAAATAGAACTGCGAATGGCAGAAGTTAATTGATCTTTAGTTAAAATGGTTTTTTTAGGATCATATGAAACTTCAGAATTTATTAATAGGTATAAGAATTCTGGATCACGAATAATTGTTTGTACCGCTACAACAGCTTTTGGTGTAATAATTTCATCAATAATTCTTTGTTTCTCAATATCAGAAAGGTAATAGTTTTGTTTAGGTTTTAATGAAACAAAAACACGACCAAAAACTGGAGGAGTTTCATCTTCTCCACCCCAAACGGAAACTGATTCTACCGCAGGATAATTTTTTTTAATATATGAAGCATAATCATTAAATGTAATCAAACGATTTTGAGTCGTAAACTGAAGAGGAGCAGCAGATTTAATTTCATCTACAGACTCACGTTCAGATCCGCCTGCAGCTTGACTTATAGGGTTAATAGTAAAGTTTGTTAAAGAATTACCCAAAGAATCTGATAACGTTCCCGTTGCCACAAAATTATTTGCTTTGTTTGCTGCATCTCCATTGGTAATTAAATAACTTAAAGATACAATATTACCATTTGTTATTGATTTACCAATAATATTATTTCCAAAATAGACGCTATATTTTTCTCCCCTATCTTCCTGTAGATAGAACACTGGAGAAGTCGTTGAAACATTACTTGCATCTGTGCCTTTTATAAATGTTTCAATCGTTGTATTACTTGATGATGCCTGTACAGTTAAAGAAATAGTAGAAACATCTACATCAGAATCGGGTATTGAAAATATTTGTTTTGGATTTGTTTGCTGATCGTATGTGTAATTATATGTTACCAACTGTCCTTCATATATTGGCAATTCCAAAAATGTAAAATCTGTATTGGATTTCGTAACTGTCGTTTCTTCAAGAGTTACGAAATTATAACTGACACCATCAATCTCATTGGATAAAAAACTGAAACCTTTTGGTATAGTTACAGTTGATAAAGTATTTGAACTAGTAGAAACGGTAAAATTTAAAGTTGCAGAAGCGGCTTTGCGAGAATAAGGTACATAACCTAAAACTTTTGCGTGAGAGATAACTGAATCTCTTAATAAGGCAGTATCCATAAATGCTTCGTTTGCAACCATATTCAAATAATAGGCATTGTAATGAGTATTATAAGCTAGAATATCCAGCAACACATTTAGACCAGAACCTTCAAAATCATAGTCGGTAAATTCAGATTGTGCTTTTAAATATGTTTTTAGATTCTGCTTGATTGTATCAAAATCAAGTTCAGTTACTCTTAGACGATCTGTCATTTTATCTTATACGCTCTAAAAAGAAGTTAATTGTCACTGGGTTTGGTGAATTGACAATATAGAATACCATTTTTACTTTGTATCCATTCTCATCGGGTGCTGGTATAGCAGTAATAGATTCAATTGCCACCCTAGGTTCATAATTTTTTATTGTTTCACTTAATTTTCTTTCAATTGATGCACCAAAAACCGAATCAACAGGTTCAAATAATAGTCCTCTAATACCTGCACCAAAGTCTGGTTGAAATGGTTTCTCATAAAAATTAGTGGAAACTAAGTTCTTGACTGCATTAATGATCGCTTTTTCATTGTAATGTCTACTCACATCTTTTCTAATAGGATGTGAAGTGAAGTTCAGGTCAAGGTCTTTGAATGACCTTTCTGCGGTAATTGTTGGATCATTTGAAGTAATTTTTGTTGACATCGTTTATTTATTCAACCTCCAGCAAAAACATTACCAGAACCGGATGCCACAGCAGTACATCCTGAAATACTGTCTCCTACTCTTCCAGCGCCAAGTCCTTGCACTATAACGGTGGACGAACCAGAAGATATACTGGCAGCATGAACCGAACATGGATTACCACCTGGAATTAAATGAGGAGTATTTGTGTGACTCTGACAACTCCAAGGTATTCCATTTACAAATACCTTTGAAGCTCCTTGAGCCCTTGCCGGTGTTGAGCAATGAGTGATATCTGTATCTCCAATTCTAGTTGCTGCTGGCATTAATTTCTCCTATGTGAAACCCGGTGGATCGGAACTATAACCCGGTGTTATTATATTACCCGATGCATCTGTAACAACTCTATTGGGTGATATAGATTGCATTATACTCTGTAACCTAGTAAATTGTCTTGTTGGTATCAAACTTACTTTTTGTGTAACCGTTGTTGGAATGCCTCCAGTGAATGTATAGATTACAGTTTTTTCTGGTGACCTATCAGGATAAAATTTAATAATTTGATCCCATTTTACTCCTTTTTCTGCAATTAATTGATCATATAATTTATAAGTTAATTGTTCAAAATCTTCTGATGAAGAAATATAATTTTTAGTATTAATTGCAATAAATTCATCTTCTGTCGCCAAATCAGAACTGTATTGTCCAGTTAATGTAAAAGTCGTTGTATACATTTGTGTAAGAGGATCAGTTAATACACAACTAGTATTTGACATAGTTACACTAGAGATAGATTTACCATCAACTGTAGCGCCAACATATGTTATTACTATTGGATTGACTAAAGCAGATGCAGTTATGGTAACGGTTTCACCTGCGGGCACATCTACAAATTGTCTACCATACGTTGATAGAGTCACTTTGTTTCTCTACTCATCAATTCTTTAAACCTTGGCATCCAAGATTCTATCTCCTCATGTTCCTTTTCTGTGTGTGGAGGAGGAGGCATATACGGATTAAACTTGATTACATTATCAAATTTTTCTGGAATATCTTCCCAGTTAGTGTAGGTTTTTAATTTACCTTTTACTAAAATAATGAATTCGTGTTTCATATTAGTTCAAATCAATGCGTGGTGCTTTAAATGACATATTACCATCAGACGTTATTTTGCAAGTACCTCCAATGTCTGCTTGAAAACTGCCACCAACTTTAAGTTTTGCGTTTTTACCCACATCTACAGTGGCATTTCCATCAATAAAAACTGTAACATCACCCTTCACATATACTTGTTCGTTACCAATTACAACTTCAAACTTATTTCTTTGTATTCTTTCCGAACGATCACCTAATGGACCATACTCAACATAAGAACCTGACCGATGATACATGTGTATTCGTTCTGCACCTTTAGTATCATCAAACTCTAAAGCATGTCCAGATTCAGATTCATACACATTGTTATATGGATACTTGGAAGCATAATACGAATCTGGTTCAACTTTGCTTGCCTTCTTTGCTTTCTTTGCTGCATTGATTGCCGACGGATAATCAGAATCGTTTCTTGCTAAACGTGATGTTGTCGGCTCATCCAACTTTCGTGGATAATTTGTAGCAGACTCATCAGGTTTTATAGGTGCTGCCGCAAGTTCTGCCGATGTTCTTGGATCACAAAAACCTTGCTGTGGATTTCCAGCAGACAATGGAATACCAGGAAGCGTACCTATAATAATTGGATCTTGTCCATTATTACCATCAGAAAAGAAACCAACCACCATATCTGACTGTCTAGGTGGATATGGATTAGTATTGTTTGTTGGCAACATTACTTGTGCCCACGGCAAAGAATCTGTAGGCAACAACGATTTATTATCTGTGTGCCAACCAACACAACGTACACGGCACCGACCCAGTTTTAAAGGATCGTTGATAGCCTCAACGACACCAACGAACCAAATGAATCCGTTTTTACCAGCAAAGTCTTTATTATCTTCAGTAGGTTCCATAGGTCTTTATTGCTTGATTTTGATCTGCCACACCCTGTGGTATAAATCCAAGTTCGCTAGATGTTGTTGCAACTTCTAATACCGTTTCATGTTTCTCAAATCCAATAATATGACGAGTAGCAATAATCAAATACTTACCACTCAATCCACGATCTTCATTATCATCATCACCAGATTCTTTTATAGAAAAATCAGGTATTCTCATGTTCAGATTAAATCCCGATGTCAATTGAAAATTACCAGGCATAACTAACTTGATTCTTTTATTCATCAAGTTGGTCATAACAGCTTTACGTTGAAATACAAAATCTTCTTGTGTCTCAACTTTTGATATTGACGTTGGGTCGTATTTCTTCACATAGTTACTATATCTTCTATTAGCACCAAACGTACTCACAGTTTTTTTGGAATTGTATGCCTCAGTTGCCAATTCACCACCACGATTAGTAGATTGTGATAAGTTAGGAGTTTTATTACCATGCTTCATTGCATTGTAATGATCTTCAAATCCTATCTTTTTTGTTCCGATTGATCTGGTAATTGGATCAAATCCAATAAATGTACCTGCATTTACACCAGATCGTGTCTGTTCTATTTTGTCGGTCTGACTAATTACTTCATAACTTCTCGGACTTAATAAATCATCTACCACAGTTGTTTCATTCATATTTTTTGCAGAAAATTTTATGTTGAATAAACCATCTTGCGATAACAACGTAGATAGAGATGCATAGTTGTATCCAATATTATTTTCAAAAAATACAAAATTTGGAGATTTTTTATCATCTATGGATCTTTTAGCACACCATTCTATTGCTTCAAGAGGCTTCAAATTAGGTATAACAATGTCACGAATGCCTGAAGTATTTTCAAACGTGCCATTTAATTTTGTGTTAGGTGCTTTAAGATAATTTACTAATATTTTTTTGACTATATCTGTGTATGTTGTTTTATATGCCTGATTTATTCTTTGTTGGTCCGAAAAGATAAATTCATCAGATACGAATTCTAAATTATATCTTTCACTATTTTGAGTAAAGTTTTTGCGTTCAGATTGTTTGTATATACGAAATGCTTTCTTTAAACGAAATGCCGCAGAATCGGTATCTTTACCAATATTCATCAACAATACTTCCGAACCATCAAAAATAAGTTTACCAGAAAGACCTACAGAATCATTGATGCTTATAACGCCAGTCATAACAGGTGATAGAATGGAATCAAAGATGTTTATCTCTTCATATATTTTAGAAATGTCCAATACACCAGTTTTTGTAACTAAAGAAAGTTCATTTAGATGAAATCTTGATGCTTGTTGTGGAATGGATAATGCCATTAATCACTCACAGTAATAACACGTTTAAATTCATTCATTAAACCCGATTCAGTAACGTATTCAGCTCTTAGTAATTTTATTTTTCTTTTGTTATCGTTTAATTCAACTTCATAGTCATAATATGTTTGAGCTTCTTTATTAATTGTTTGTGTAACTCTACTACCATCTTGTAATGTATATGTTGTAGTAGTTACTAATAAATTTGTATATGTGTCAGAATCAATTTCAATTTTTTCAGCAATTTGATTTTTGGTTGATTTAGAACTTAACCGAGTAACAATTTTATAATATGATTTAATATTAATATCATCTTGTGACCATACTAATCCACTTTGTGGAGGATTATTGGCGGCACCATTTGCAGCATACTTATCATTAATATATTTTATTAATGTTCTTTGGTTTAGTGGCCAATCATACTGGGGGTCAATAATGTCATTAAACATCAATACTATCCAATGTTTTTCTGGTGAACCGTAATATTTGGATGCAATTATTTCAGGTGTATCACCATCTTGAATGTCATACGGATAAAATAAAGAAGAATTTTGCTTTAAACTTTTCTCAAATGCAAACCTAGAAATAATATTTGTGACGGTATCATATGCGGATGATCTATCCGAGTTTGTGTATGCGGTGGTTGGAAAGAAATTAAAATATTTTGCCATTATTTCTCCGTCATACCTTTCCAAGTAGATTTTAATTTATCAGCAACATTAAATGCTTCTCTACCTTTATAACCACCTGGTCCTGATCTGAACGACTGTTTGGTGATAATAACAGTTTCTTTAAAGTTTAAAGTCATTTGAATTGCTGTAGGCATACCTGTACGACCCAAACGAGGATCATTTTCTCCAGGCATTTCATACGCAGACCATCCATTTGGTGCATAATTTACTTGAATACTGTCCATTACACAACGACCAATTGCTGGTATATTTGGATTAGGTTTACCACCATAATAGAATTGAATATCAAACTGTGATGGCGGAATCAATAAAAGACCTGAACTACCAGCATCAATTTCTGGTGCTTGATGAAAACGGAATCTTTCAATAATATTTTGAACTTCTAGTGCTTCTCTCTCATCACGTGGATAGAACATAAATTCATAAGAAAAAGAACGAAACGAAGGAGATTTATAGATCATTTCTAACATTGGATTATTGACACCACCTAATGCTAAAAATGCACCAGCTGTTGCTGCACCTTGGCCAACAACTTTACCGGCCGCTTCTTGTATTTTCTGAGCAGCAGCAATAAGCGCAGTATCACCAATCTTATTTGCCATACTACCTTCATTTTTACTGTCAATCAATGATTTGCCGGCACCCATTGCTTTACCACCAATTTCATTCCCAAGTTGTAACTCATCATAACCTTGTGCATGATCAAAACTCAATGTGTCTGGCATGTAAAGAACAATAGAGTCGGTTGTCTCAATAGTCGTCTGCAATAAAGATTTATTTTCAATATCTTTTACGCTACTTACGTATTGATCTGAACTAAAATTTTGTTTTGATACACTAGCCGATGATGTACCAAATGATGTAGAAATTTCTTTACCAAAAAGAGTTTTACCTTTGGTAAAATTATTTACAGCAGCATCAATCTTACTATTAATCTGTGATGCAAAACTTGTGCTTGGCTTTGCTGCACCTTTATAATTCCTAAGAGTTTCACTTTCAGGACTTCTTTGTATGCCTTCAAACTGAGAATTTTTTTGTTTAAAAATATGAAAGATCATATAATGACCTTTATCATAATTTCCAATATCTATTGGATATCTGAAAGTGTTTGAAGTGCCTCCAGATTTACCTGTAAAAAGAGCCGCTAAGGGTCCTTGCCTGTTTTCTTCTTGAGAAATTGTGATATCAGATAAACCGAAAAATGCCATGGATGTCCTAAGTAGGTTGACTAGATAGTATTTATGTCATATAAAGGTAAATTCACACCAAAAAACCCACAAAAATACAAGGGTGATGCGACCAACATCATCTATCGGTCATCGTGGGAAGTCAAAGTCATGAAATATTTAGATGACCATCCTGATGTCATCTGGTGGGGGTCTGAAGAACTTGTTATACCTTATTGGAGTCCAGTTGACAATAAGAAACATCGGTACTTTCCAGACTTTGTGGCCAAGATCAGACAAAAGAATGGTATAATTAAGACCTTTGTAATTGAAGTTAAACCTGAGGCACAGACTAAACCTCCAACTCAAACACGTAAGACTAAACGTTATCTTCAAGAAGCAGCAACCTATATCGTCAATCAATCTAAGTGGAAAGCAGCAACTGAATTCTGCAAAGATCACGGATGGGAATTTCAGGTTATTACAGAAAAACACCTAGGCATCTGAGATAAATACTAGATGACTACCAAAACACTTATAGACAGAATCAAAGACTCTCTTGCCAAGAAGGGTTTTGAACCACGTTCCCGTGAAGCACGTAACTGGTTAAAAGCAAAAACTGGCGCATTGAAACCTACCAAAGGTGATCTAATGCGTGATAGGCAGAGACTCAGAGAAAAGTCCATGATTGGTAGAATGTACTTTTACTTTTATGATCCGAAAACGAAGGATACGTTGCCATATTACGATAAGTTCCCATTGGTCATACCAATAGAACGATACCCAGACGGTTTTTTAGGACTTAACTTGCATTATATTAGTCCAAAGCAGCGTGTACTTCTTTTAGATAAGTTAAGCACATTACTCACTGACCGTAACTATGATGAGAAAACAAGACTCAGAATCAGTTATGATTACCTAGCACGTGCATCAAAAATGTATCAGGCTAAACCATGTATCAAACGGTATCTGTTTAGTCATGTGCAATCTAGGTTTTTAGAAATTACAGCAGATGAATGGGATATCGCTGTCATGTTACCAGTTGAATCATTTGCCAAAGCAAAGAAAAACAAAGTATGGTCAGAATCAGAGGATAAATTTTAATGTCGTTTTCACCTAATCTATTTCTATCAAACATCAATGGCAAAGGCGGTCCCGCTAGGTCAAATAGGTTTGAAGTTATATTACCTATTCCACCGTATATTGGTCAGTCAATAGGCAATTCGTTTTTGGAAAAAGTATTAAACTTTCCAAATTCAGTTTTTTCTGATGTGTCAGACGCAATCAATAATGCTATGGGTAGTGAATCTGATGGAATGAAATCATCTAATCCATCGGTGTCTAGGTATCTTGCTCTTCAATGCGAAGCAGCAGAGTTGCCAGGCCGAACATTAGAAACAGCTGATGTAAAAATATATGGTCCATCATTTAAAGTGCCATATCGTATGCAGTATTCGGAAACTACATTAACATTTATTTGTACTAATGAATTCTATGAACGTAAACTGTTTGAACGTTGGATGGATGCAATTATTCCTCCAGATACGAACAATCCACGTTTTCCAAAAAGTCAAGTGTCAAGATATTTGACGGATATTCGTGTCATACAATATGACGATATAGTTCGTCAAATTTATGCAGTGGATTTGATTGATGCATTCCCAACTGGTATTTCACCTCAAGCATTAAGTTGGGGTGACGATGCATTTCACCGCTTATCAGTTCAATTCAGTTATCAGAAATATCGTTCTATCTTTGAAGGTAAATATGATATTGGACAAACACTTGCTTCTTTGGGTGGCACAGCAGCAACAAGGTTATTATCATTCTAATTGAGAGGAAATTATGTTACCAAAACTTGATGTACCAATTTATACTATCAAACTCATTTCTAATGGACAAGATGTTCGTATTCGTCCATTTCTAGTAAAAGAACAAAAGTTGTTTCTAATGGCCGCAGAGTCGGAAGATCCAAAAGAGACAATCAATACCATTCGTCAAGTTTTGAAGAACTGTGTAATCGATGAACTTGATATTGATAACTTACCTACATTTGACCTTGAATATTTGTTTATGAATCTTCGTGCTCGGTCAGTGGAAGAAGTTGTTGAACTAAAGTATAAGTGTAACAATGATATTACCGATGACAAAGGTGAGACTAAGAAATGTTCTGGTTCAGTAGACTTTAGTTTGAACCTGTTGGAAATCGAACCAACAAAACATGACGATCATGAAACCAAGTTTATGTTAAGTGAAAAGGTTGGTATCTGTTTGAGATATCCAACATTTGAGATGATTCAGAACTATGAGAACATGGACGAGAATCAAATTCTGGTAAATGTACTGATTGATTGTATTGATTATCTTTATGATGATGAACAAGTATACTATGCCAAAGATACTCCAAAAGAAGAGTTGATGGAGTTCATCGATTCTATGCAACAGAAAGACCTGGAAAAAATTAAAAAGTTCTTTGATACAATGCCTGAAATTAAAAAAGATGTCCACTTCAAATGCGGCAAGTGTGGATATGAGGAAGACATTGAGATTAAAGGTCTACAAAATTTTTTCGTTTAATATTTCGTCATGAATCACTAGGTAATTACTATCAGACAAACTTTGCGATGATGCAACATCACAAATATAGTTTGTCTGAACTTGAAAATATGATACCTTGGGAAAGAAGCATTTACATTTCGTTATTAGTAAAATACCTTGAAGAGGAAAAAGAACGTATCAATCAACAAAAACAAAGTAGAAAGTAATGGCAAAAAAGAATTTAGAAGAACTAGCCAAAAGTCTAGGTTATAAAAATTTTGATAAAATGAAAGAGTCTGTCGGCAATAAAGACTCAGGTTTTTCGTTCATGTCATTATTTGGAGGTAAAAAGAAAGAGGAAACTTCTCCATCAAAAGAAGGTGCAGAAGGTACTCAAGCCGAATCTGCTGGTGGAATAAGTGCAGACGTTTTACCTTTTCTGAATGTAATTGCTAAGAACTCTATTGTTCTACCTGGTATGGCACGTGACCTGAATGTGCTCCGCCAGAATATTTCTAAACTGGTTAATCTAAAAGGTAAAGAGAGCAAAGTAAAAGCAGAAGGTAAAGCAGATAAATTCTTTCAGACTGAAGATTTACGTGAAGCAAAACTAGAGGAAGAACGAAAGAAAAATACACCAACTGCATACGGCAAAGATAAGAAAGAACCAAAAGAAGAAAAGAAAGAAGGTGGTGGAGGTGGTGGACTTCTATCTGGTTTAATGGACATGTTGAATCCCATAAACTTACTGAAAGGTCTGTTTATGGGAATCGTTGGTGCATTTGGTGCATTGTTCAGTGGTGGTTCTATCTTAGCCATTCTAAGTAAGATATTTTTACCTGCTATGATCATTGGTGGTTTGATCAACGGGATTATGGATGCAATCAACACGTTTAAAGAAACTGGTAGTATTACCGATACACTTATATCTGCTCTTGGTGGCTTTTTACAATTCATCACGTTTGGTTTATTCAACGAGAATGATCTGCGTAAAGGAATGGATACAGCACTAACGTATTTGAATCCTTTGATGTTAAGTGTTACTCAATTCTTTGATGATGTAGTCACTTGGATAAAAAATAATGTTGGATGGCCAGGCACTCCACCATTCAAAATTCCATTTAAGAAATTAACAGCATACAATGTAGACCTTGGTCCATTAGGTAAAATTAAAGGTAATGTTTTAGATGATGTTACTATACCGGGAACTCCTGCGTGGTATCCATTCAAAAATAATCCATCAAGTGGCGCAAACGAAAGTTATACATCAAGTGCAACAACAGCCCTGAAAGAAAATCAAGCAAAACTTGATAGTGGCGAAGGTGTCTTTTATGATAAAGAAAGAAAAGCAAAAGAAGAGCAAAAAGAAAAAGACAAAGCAGCAAGTACATCACCAGAAGCAGCGGGTAAACTAGCGGAAAAAGTTGGAACATCACCCTCGAAAGAAGATCCATATAGTGCTAAGAATGCTGAAAAAGATCAAAAAGGTGCTGTTGGTTTTCTAAAAACAAAACTTGGTATTACCGTTGATCCGAATTCACCAACAGGTTTTGTTGATGATAAAACTGGTGAGCAGTTATCCGAAGAAGCAGTTCGTCAAGAAGTCGCCGCAGTTGGCGGTGAACCAACTAAAATTCTTCAAAATGCCAGAGGGCAAAAAGCAGCAACACCAGTAACAACACCAACAGCAGCACCAGCAGCATCAATGCCATCAATAGGTGGTGGTAGTATTTCTGGAGGTGGTGAAAGTGGTATGAGTGGTGGTGGTGCAGTGTCGCCAAGTCCATCATCAGAATCATCTCCTTCAGTTTCTGGTGCAACACTATCTTCGGTATCGTCCGAAGTTGCTGAAGGTCAACGAATGGATTCTGCCGCAGATGCTGGTGTTACAATTGATGCACCCACAACAAATAATCAAGCAGGCACAAAAGGTAAAGAGCCTGAAAATATTGCCAGTGTCTATAATACAAGTTTTATCAACAACTACATGACGGCCTAAAGTGTTATCCAATATTTTAGGTCTGACGATCAAGAAGAAAGTCCTGAATGAGGACTCATCAAAAAAAGTAACTCCTGCTCACAAATCTTTAAAAAAAGCAGCACTCAATTATTCCGAGTTGTCAAAAGCGGCAGGCGACCTCAATATTGTTCGGCAAAATATAGTTACGCTTGTTGGACTGTATGGTGTAAAGTCTGCCGATAAAGAAGATATGCATTTGCTGAAGCAAGAAGAAGTAGAAAAGAAATTTGCAGTAGAACAAGGAAAAGAAATTGCTGCCAGAACTCCAACCGCAGAAGATGATCCTAAAAGTTCTAAAGGTGCAAAATTTAAAAAGATTAAAGAGGGTGCAAAAAAACTAGCAGAAAATGCCAAGAAGTTAGCAACACAAGTTAAGGATAAAGCAAAAAAATTATTCAAGTCGTTAATGGATAATATAAAGAAGTTTGCAAAACAACTGCTTGATAAAGTTAAAGACTATGCAAAGAATGCTTGGAAATATCTCACAAAACTTTCAGATAGGATTGTCGGTGATAAGATAAAAGAACTTGAGAAAAAAGAAGCAACCAAGATCGCTAAACAGGCAGCAAAGAAAGTAGGCAAAGCAGCAGTAAAGGTTGCAGCACGAACTGCCGCAATCGCATCTGGTCCATTGGGCTGGGTCGTGCTAATTATATGGACATTATGGGACGGTTTGACCGATGCGTGGGATACTTGGCAAGAAACTGGTGATTGGTATAAAACTTTAATAGCAGGCATTTCAGGTTTAATAGATTCACTGACATTCGGTCTTTTCGATAAGGAAACTGCCGCCAAAGTAATTGATGGTACTATTAATTTTCTGATTAGTTTTCCTAGTAAAATTGGTGATTTTATTTCTGATACCGCAAAAGCAATTGATGATTTAGTTTCAGGTTTGGTTCAGAAAATATCCGATATGAATCCACTGAAACCTAAACCTATGACTGAAGCCGACTTTGCAAAACTGATAGATGATAGAGATAAGCAAGATGCCGCTGCGGAAGAAAATAGAAAACGAAACGAACAACTTGTGGAAAATTTAAACAAAGCACAAGAATTAGTCGCACAGAAAATCGCACAACGAGATGCATTGATTGATGAAATCTCTGCACTTGAAATCGATGCTTACGGCAAAAGAACTGAAGAGACAGAGCAAGTTATTAAGAAAAAAGAAGAACTTCGTAAGACTGAAAAAGCATTGAACGATGCAATACAAAAAGAAGGTGCTATGCGAAAAGAAGCGGCAGCACCGAGACCTGCACCTGCTTACGCTCCAACCAAACCAACGGCAGAGGGTGCAAAAGGTATGATTGGATTAATCATAACTGCAATGAACGAATTGGGTATAACGAATAAGTTTACCAAGATTGCTTTACTTGCAAACATTCAAAAAGAATCCGACTTTATACCGAAAAATGAAAACCTAAACTACACTTCAGTTCAGCGCATACAGGAAGTATTTCCCAGTACAGTCAAAAAGTCCGGTTATGGACCAAAAGAACTTGAAAAGTTTTTAAAGAATCCACAAGCACTAGCAGAGTTTGTTTATGGTAAAAACTCTGCACGTGGTCCTGGTATGGGTAACAAAGAAGATGGTGATGGATACAAATATCGTGGCCGTGGTTTTATTCAAATCACTGGTAGAAATAATTATGAGGCTTTTGGTAAAATTATTGGTGAGGATTTGATTCAGAATCCAGACAGAGCAAATGATCCATTTGTTGCGGCTAAACTAGCAGCAGCATTCATTATAAGAGGTCTTGGTAAAAAACTTAATACATTTACAACACAGCAAGAAGCAAATCGTGCAGTAACTCAAACTATTGGTGGCGCTGGATTAAATTTAAATGTTGGTATTGGTGCTGAAATTTTAGCAAAGGTTGACAAGTATTCACAAGGTTTTGAGAATGTGGATTTGGCTAGTGCAAGTAAAGAAGTATCGCAGGGTCAAAGAGAGCAAATGAAACCAAAAGATGTTAATACAGTAAACGTTGCACAGACTAATAATACCAAAGTAACCGATACAAAAGTTGCTGCCGTAGATAAGACAATTAACGGCAATGACGCATTATTGGCAAGGGCAACATAATGCCAGATTACGGTCAAGGTTTAAACAAGGTAACACCAAAGTCTGGCGGCAATGTAGTACCAGTTGCGCCTAAATTACCACCTACACCTGCGCCCGCACCGCCGCCTGCACCATCACCCCCTCCGCCAGAACCAAAACAAGAACCAAAACAAGAACCAAAACAAGAACCAAAACAAGAACCAAAACAAGAACCGAAACAAGAACCAAAACCTAAGGAACAACCTGCTCCCGAATCAAATAAAGAGCAAGTAGAGCAGGACGAAAAGAAACAGGATGATAAGAAAGAAAAATCTTATTTTGGTGATCTGTTCAAAAAGAAAGAAAGTGAAAAAAGTCCTACGCTGGAAGGTGTCGCTGCACTCAAAATATTTGCGAAGAACACAATTCTTTTTCGTAGAATAAGTAAAGAACTAAAACTCATCAGTAAAGGTTTTGGTCAATT